TCGAGACGAGCGCCTACCAGTTTGGCGCGTCCAACGTGCTCGCAAACTCGCTGCGGATCGCAAAGCGCGGCGTGCTCAACGCGCCGACAGTCGTCACGGTCTCTTACGTCGACACTTCCGTCACGCCGTGGCGCGATGGCACGGCGACCCGCTACGCCGCAGGGGTACTCGCGGGCACGACGCCGAGGCGCGAGTCGCGCGTCGCGATGCCGGGCCTTACCCGCTACAGCGAGGCTTACCGGGCCGCGACCGAGCGCCTCAACTACGCGCAGCTCGGCGACCTGACCTGCACGTTCACGGCGTTTGACGTAGCGGTACGGCTGCAGGTCGGCGACCTGATCGACATCACGCACCCGGCCGGGCTGTCCGCCAAGATCTGCCGGATCGCCAAGCTCGACCCGATCGACCCCGGCCGCTGGTCAATCACCGCTGTCGAGTGGGATCCGGACGTGTACTCGACCGACGTGGTCGCCGGTCCGGGCATCCAGGACACCACGCTGCCGAGCCCGACCTCGCCGCCGGTGCTCACCGGACTGACGCTCACCGAAGAGGTCTACCAAGTCGAGACGGGCCGCTTCGCCTCGCGCATCCGGGCGACCTGGACGGCGCCGACCTACCCGTTCGTCGCAAGCTACGCCGTTTCCGTCACCTACGGCGGCAGCGTGGTCGACTCGGCAATCGTGCCAGTCGGGACGACCGCCTACGTGACGCCGGCGCTGGCCGAGAACACGACCTACCAGGTCGCGGTGTCGATCGTGTCGACGCTCAATGTGCTCGGCACCGCGGCGACGGCGACTGTCCTGCTCAACGGCAAGGCTGCGATCCCGTCCGACGTGCCGGCGTTCTCCGGCTACGAACTCGGCGGCGAGGTGCGGCTGTCGTGGACGTCCGCCACCGACCTCGACCTCACCGCGCACGAGATCCGCTACTCGACGACCGGCGGCTCCTGGGCGGCGGCGACGCTGCTCGATCGGGTGGCAGCGCCTGCGGTCAGCTACACCACCAAGCGCGTGCCACCGGGGGCGTGGCGGTTCTGGATCAAGGCGCTCGACTCCGTCCGCACGCTGGCCTATCCCTACGGGCAAGAGTCGGCCAACGCGATCTCGGTCGACATCACGGTGACAAGCGACCTAAATGCGTTCGTCGCCGGGACGTACTCGTTCGCCACGCCGACGCTGGTCGACATGGTCGCGACGACCGGCGGATGGATCTCGGACCGCGGCGACACCTGGAACACGCTCTTCACGTCGACGCTGTCAACGTACACCAACGCGCTCGCGTCGTACACCGTCACGACAGGCGAGTCGGGGCTTTACACCGAACCGAACGATTTCGGCTCATCTCTGACCGGCGACTGGGCCGGCGACATGACGTACTCGAACGTCTCGGGCACGGCTGTCCTCTACATGCAGCTCAACAACGCCGGCGGCGAGGCGTCCAAGTCCGTCAGCGGCGCCACGAACGCAACGCCGATCGTCATCACGACGAGCGCCGCGCATGGCTACGCCAGCGGCGACGAAGTCGTCATCGCCGGGGTCGGTGGCAACACTGCGGCGAATGGCCGGTGGAAGATCACGGTCACCAGCTCGACGCAGTTCTCGCTGCAGACGTTCGCCGGGGACAACGTCGCAGGCAACGGCGCCTACACCTCTGGCGGCACCTCGGTGCGCTGGATCTGGCAGGAGTACCCGGCCGAGATCGTGAGAACGACAGCGCGCTACGGGCGGCTGCGAATCGCGACGACCGGCTCGGTCTACGTCACCTCGCTAGGCACGCTCTACTGCTCGGTCGTCGCGCGTTCTGAGGCGATCCCGGGGGGCGGCGGGACGGTGACGACGAACGCCAGCGGTCCCTACGTCGTCGAGCTCGCCGGCCACTACAACAAGGTCAAAGCCATCAGCGGCACGCTGATCGGCTCGACCGCGAAGTCGTGGGTCGTCGACAAGATCGAGGTGTCCGGCAACCGCGGCCTCCTCACCGGCTACTGCCTGCGCTTCGACGGCTCCGACGATCACGTCACGATGGGCGACCAGGCCGTGCACTCGTTCACGACGGGCAACTTCTCGCTCGAGGCATGGGTGCGGCCAGACAACCTGACCAACGCCGGCATCGTCGTAGGCAAGTCGGGCGACGGGACGACGGGCGAGTACGTGCTCTACGTCGCGGCTGGCGGCCAGGTCGTCGCCAACGTGATCGACAATACAGGCGGCGGGCGCGTGACGTTCGGCTCGTCTGTCGTGATCGACGCCAACATCTGGACGCACCTCGCGTTCGCCTACACCGCGAGTGGCTCAGTCGGGCAGATTTACCTCGACGGCCAGCCGGTGACGACCTACAAGACGACGACCGGCACCTACACGCAGATGCGCGACACCACGTACGCATTCATGGTCGGGCGGCAGAACGCAGGGAACTACTTTGTCGGCTGCATTGACGACGTACGGCTGTGGAACACGGCACGCAGCGCTGCGCAAGTGCTCGCCAACTACGCTACCGAACTCACCGGCAGCGAGTCGGGCCTCGTCGGCTACTGGAAGTTCAACGACAACACCGGCACGACCGCCGACGACCTGACCAGCAACGCCAAGGATGGCACGCTCACGTCGGGGCCGTCGTGGCGGCCCTACGACGGCTTCGACCTGTACGCACACGACGCCTCCGGCACGCAGCTTGCCGCGCAGTGGTTCGGGAAATTCGAGGGGATCTAGATGGCCTACACCGCATTCAGCGAAACCGTCCCGGCCGGCACGCAGACTGGGTCGGCGTTCGCCACCTCTGCCAACGCCAACGACCTGGCCGAGGTGCACATGATCCTCGCCGGCGGCGCGGGCTACCAGAACTGGGCCTGGTCGGTCAGCGCCGGAACCAACGACAAGCCGACCGAGGTGCTGCTGACCAATCAATCGGACACGAACAAGCGCATCAAGCTCGCGATCACCTACGGGTCCGGCCACTACGCCAGCGCGGTGACGGCCAGCTACACCAGCAACGGGTCGACCTACGACACCATCGGCTCGTTCACGTACAGCTACACCTCGAACGAGTTGACCGGCGGCAATGCCGGGTCGTTCGCCCTCGGCCGGCTGATGCACGTCTACGGCTTCCTGCGCTCGCTCTACACCAGCGTCTCCGACCACGCCGCGCTGTCGGGAGCGTCGGTGCACGGCCTCGGCACGATCAGCACGCAGGCGGCGAACAACGTCGCCATCACCGGCGGCTACGTAAGCGTCGCCTACGAACGCGAGGCGAAGGTCGCCAAAGGCAACATTTCAAGCTCGACTGCGATCGACTGGGCGGCTGGCGGTCTGCAGACGATGACCGTCACCGGCAGTGGCGCGACGCTGACGCACTCGAACTTGCCTAACGGCGTCGTCGGATTCGTGACCCTGGACGTGACGAACGGCGGCGTCGCCACGTCGCTCCTGACCGGATGCAAATTCCCCGGCGGGGCCGCACCGTCGCTGACCGCCTCCGGGCGTGACGTGATTTCGCTCATGTGCCACGACGGGTCGACCGTCAACGTCGTCGGCGTCCTCAAGGCGATGGCGTAATGGTCGGACGCGTCTTCTCCGACGGCACGATCCAGTTGTCAATCGCGGTCGATACCGCGGACTACAACGTCTTCACGTCGGCCGGCTCGCCGGCAGCGAAAGCGGACGTGGTCGTCACGATCGCGAGTGGCGTCCAGGTGTACCAGAATGCCGGGTCGGCTGCGCTGCGCACGGGGACGTTCGCCAGCGGGTCGAAGATCAAGATCATCAATCTCGGCTACATCGTCGGCAAGGGCGGGAACGGCGGCGCGGGCGGCGCAAGCAGCAGCAATGGTTCCGCAGGCAGCGTTGGCGGCCCGGCCGTCTGGTGCGAGGCGCAGACCCTTGAGATCGACAACACGTCGGGCTTCATCGGCGGCGGTGGTGGTGGTGGCGGCGGCGGCGGCGGCAACTATCTCGGCGACGGCGGCAATGGCGGCGGCGGTGGCCGCGGCCGGATCAGTTCCTCCGGCGGATCTGGGGGATCGCCGAACGGCGAGGCCGGCGATGCGGGGTCGTTCAGCGGCGCAGGGGCAGGCGGTGACGGCAGTCTCGCCGGCGACGGCGGCGATGGCGGCGATTGGGGAACCGTCGGCGAAACGGGCAGCGACAGCGCAGTCGGCGGCTACACCGGCGGCGCAGGCGGAGCGCCCGGCAAGGCGGTGTACCGCACCGGCGGCACGCTGGTCTGGCTCGGCGGGTACAACTCGTCGCAGGTCCAGGGCGCGGTCGACTGATGGCGCGCTATCACCTCCTGCCAGCAAATCGGGTATTTGACGAAAACACCGGGCGCTCGTTCGAGCGCATCGATCACGAAGCCTGGGCCGAATACCAGGCGTGGCTCGCCGGTGGCGGCGTGCCTGACCCGGTGCCGCCCGAGCCGCCTCTGCCGCCGGCCGAACAGGCCGCCCGCGACGAACTCGCGGCGCGCGACGGGATGCGAGCTGATCTGCGGGCTGACAGCACCATCCAATTCCTGCGCACTCACACGCCAGCCGAGTGCGAGGCGTGGGTGCAGGCCAACGTCATCGACCTGGCAAGCGCGAAGCATGTGTTGGGGAAATTGGCGATGATCGTCGCCTACCTCGCGAGAGAAAGGCTGTCCCAGTGAACGACCACGACGACCCGCATCTTCTCGCGCGTATCGACGAGCGGGTAAAGCACATTGAGCAGATGGTGCATGACTTCGTTCGGCAACACCAGTTCCGCCCCGTGCAATTGATAGCGTTCGGAACCGTTGCCGTCATGTTGAGTGCGCTGCTCGCGGCCATTGTCGCGCAAGTCATCAAATGACCGAGATCATCAAGCGTTCCATCGCACCGCTGGCGTGGCTGCCGATGGTGCTCGCGCTGACCTGCGGCCCGCTCGCGATCTGGTGGATGCTGGAGCCGCCGCCGGTCGAGCTCGGCTACGTCGCGCCGCACTTCACGGATCGGCCGGTGGACAGCCGCGAGGAGGCTGCGCGGTACGCCGTCACGGCAGTCCGCGGCGGCGACACGGTCTATCGCTACGTCGAGTTCTGCGTGCGCCGACCGTTCATGGGTGAGATGCATCGGAGCTGGGTCAACGATGCGATGGTCTGGCACGCACCGAACGTTCCGACCGCACTCTCGCGCGAGGTCGGGTGCCGGTCGTCGAGCATCGCCATCAGCGTTCCCACGAGCAACCCATCGCGAGCCTTCGAGTTCGTGCAGTTCATGACGATCCGGGTCAACCCCATCCGAACCGACCGGATCGACTACTTTCCGATCCCGCTCACGATCCTGGCTAACAGATGATCACGCTCGACTTCCCGTCGCTGTTGTCGTCGGACAACCTGCGGGCCTTCATGCGCGTGATCCGCGCCGGCGAGTCGTGGAACGCGCACACCGACACCGAGCACGACGAAAAAGCCTTCCGGGTGCGGTATCACCCCAAGGTCTTTCCGACCTACTTCGATTCGTTCGACCAACACCCGCGGATCTTCGAGCTCCTGCCGGACGGGTCGCAGCGCCGATCGAGCGCCGCCGGCGCCTACCAGATCACCGCGACGACCTGGGACGACATGCGCGGCCGCTACAGCGGCTTCGGACCGACGTTCACGCCGTGGGACCAGATGGCCTGCGCGGTCGCGCTGATCCACACCCAGGGTGCGCTCGACGACGTGATCGACGGACGGCTCGACGTGGCGCTCGCCAAGTGCGGCCCGCGCTGGTCCAGCCTGCCGAGCTCGCCGCTCCAGGACGGTGGACGGAAGATGTCCTACGCCCGGGCGAAGCAGGTGTATCTCGACTGGGGCGGGGCGCTCGAGCGCGCCGACGCCGTGCCGGAACCCGCGCCGATCGAAGACCGCAGCACGCAGGCGCGTCCCGAGGACGCCGACCGAATCACCGCAGAGGAGAAGCCGATGGCACCGACCTTGATCATGGGGCTGCTTGCCAGCCTCGCCGAGATCTTCAGCCCGCTGCTCCGGGCCAAACTGACGAAGGTGCTCGACCGGCAGACCGGCGACGCAACGATCTCGGGGCAGATTGCCGACAAGGTGATCGGCCTCGCTCAGCAAGCCGCAGCGCAGGCGCTCCCGGGGGTCGTCCCTCCTCCCGTCTCTCCTGGGGCGCCTGCGCCCGCGGCCCCGTCAGCAGCGACGCTCGATCCGGTCGTCGCGGTCGGGATGGTCAAGGCGTCGCCGGCGCTGGCCGCCCAGGTCGAGGCGCAGGTGGCCGACTACCTCGAGCAGATCGCCCCAGCGCTCGACCGCATCGAGCGGCTGGAGGCGGCGGCGTGGGCGGCGTCAGAATCCAGCATGGACCGGGCAGCGGCGCGGATCTCAGGTGACCCGGGCTCGCAGGACGCGCGCAAGGTGCTGATCGGCGCCGGCGTCGGCCTCGCGGCGTTCCTGGTCGTCTTCATCAGCGCGCTGCTTGCGGTGCAGACCTACCGCGGCATCGAGGTGTCGACCGAGATCTGGGCGGCGCTCACCGGCTTGATCGGCTGGGTGACAGCCAAGGCCGGAACGATCTTCGACTACTACTACGGCTCCTCGCGGCAGTCGGGCGCGAAGGACGTGGTCATCGAGGAACTTGCAACGAAGAGGAGAATGTAATGGACGAGGAACTCCGCAGCGAACTGCAGTACATCAAGGACGCGCTCGCCGAGGTGCTGCGCCGGGTGCCGGGGGTGATCGCTTCCGCGGCGAACCCGTGGGAGGCGCTACCCGATCCGCAGCCGGGCGAGGGGATCGGCAGCTACGTCAAGCGCGTCGGCGAGCACATCGGCGGTCCGGAAGGCGAGCAGGCGGCGCGGATGTCCGGCAGTCTGATCCTGCCCGGCATCGGGCAAGCCTACGTCGACAAGTACGGCGGCAACTGGAAGCTCACCGCCTGGCGCATGGTTTACGGCGACCCGTCCTACGTTGCCGACCCGCAGTGGGCGACCTACCGGCCGGGGCGGTAAGCGGACGCCAGCGGGGAGGGGATGGCTACATTCCGAAAGCGCGGCGAGACGTCGCTCATTTCCCCTCCCGCAGCGCGCGCTATCAGCCGTAGCCGTCGCCTACGGGCGGCGGCTCCTTCTTGGCGTCATCGCCTCGCCGATCCCGGTCAACTCCCTGCGGATGCGCGCCAGCTCGGCCCGTAGGCTGTCGCGGTCGGCCAGCATCTCGTCGTAGTACCGGCGCTGCTGCGCCAGCGCCTCGCGCAAGTACTCGATCTCGCCCGCTGCGAGCTTGCGCTGGCGCATGGCCTCGCTGATGGTGACGGTCGACTCGCGCAGCCGCGTTACAAGGTCGTCATTCATGTTTGTCCCATAGTGCGACGATCAGACGCACGGCGATGTCGCCCGTAATGCGACCTTCCGCGCGGATATCCGAGAGCAGTGCCCGCAGCGCGTCTTGCTCCATCAGTGCCCGTCCGTGTCGCTCTCGCAAATCCGCTATTTCTTCGATTCGCCTGTCAAAGTCTCGCGATAGCTCGTCATGCTCGATCCGCAGCCGCTCGATCTCGTCGGCCATGAGGCGAATCAGGCAATCGCGGTGGTATGCCTCGCAGCCTTCGTAGTGCGTTTCAAGGCGCGGCGGGATTGCCCGGGCGATCGTCACAAGGTCGTCGCTCATTTCTTCCCCTTCGCCAACTTGCGCAGCCCGCGCGCGGTGGCGAGCAGGTCGGCATAAAGCTCGCGTAGATGGGGAGGTAACCGCGATGCGTCGCCAAATATTGACCGTTGGGTACGCGCCCGACGCTCCAACAACTCCGCCGCGTGGCGGCACAAGCGACGCGCTTCGGTGAGGGTCATTGCTTGCTCCCCGTCAGCTCTGCCGCAACCCAGCGAAACCGTTGCCCGAGCGAGCGCCTGGCGCGTTCCGCCTCGACCTTCGTGCGCAGCAGCTTGCCCGCGCAGCGGCGGTCGATGTGCCGGTGCAGGTCGACGAGCGCGCCATCGAGCAGGATCGTGAACGGGTCGGAGACGGTCATTTCCACGCCTTTGCCAGATCCGCAGCCGCCTTCGCGCTGAACTTCCCCGTGGCCGCAGGGCGGCTATCCCGCGGCGGCTTTGGTTCCAGCTTCTTCAGCCTTGCCGCCTTCTGGTTCGCCGCCGTCATCCGCGCGTGCCGACGCTCCCACATCCTCTGCAGTCCGGCGGCGTGCTTCTCTCGCGTCGCCGGGTCGTCAAACTTCGTCCGGTTCAGGTCCGCCCGCAGACAGCCGCAGGAGCGCACGTTGCCCTGCACCAGATGCTTCGCGGTCACGTTCAGCGCCTTACCGCACACGCAGACGCAGTCCCAAGTCGCGCCCTTGCGGCTCAGCCCGCGCGCCTGCACCGTCAGCCGGCCGAACTTCTGCCCGAGAAGGTCGCGGAAGATACCCCTCGCCATCACTCGGCCCCGTTGCCGATCGGCTCGATGCCGCGCAGGAACACCGGCGTCCGCCCGGCCGGCCCGTTGACCCAGGTCAGCACCAGAACGTCCCGGTACTTCGGGATGCGCCACGACTCGGATACGAAATACCGCGACCAGGCGATCGTCCCGGCGTAGTCGAAGCGCACCGTCCCGTCCGACTCGACCACGAACGCCGGATTGCCGCGGTAGTCGTTCAGACTCAGCAGCGGCACCGGCGGCGGCGGCGACAGAATGCTCCGCGCCGGCTCCCGCACGATTCGCTGATCGTCCTGTGCCCGAGCGTCCACCGCCAACCCAAGCGCCAAGCACGCCAGCGACACGCCGACCACCAGCCGGTCGGCCCAGCAAAGCCACATTGTTTGTGTGTAGGTCATGATTCCCGCCTATGCGATGAACAGTTCCGTTTGCGCGGTCGCCGCGCGCAAGTTTTCGCACGCTTGGCGCCAGTATGATTCCTTCAATTCGACGCCGACGAAACGGCGTCGCATTTTAAGTGCTGCATAGCCTTCGCTGCCGATGCCCATGAACGGCGAAAGCACTACATCATTTGGATTCGACCAAAGCCGAAGCGCTCGCTGCGTGATATCCAGCGGCATTGGGCATATGTGTTTTTCGTCGTTCGGGTCACGCAGTTCAGCAGAAATCACGTTTGTTTCGCGCGTATCCATCCATACCGGCGATGCGTATTCCTGCCAATCGTCAAGCGGGAAATCTTCGTGCGTATGCGTGACAGGTTCAATGTCCGCTGCCGAGTCATCCTTTGCCCACTTGCGAAACACGACAAGATACTCCGGCAATCCCTGCCGAGAGAATGACGAGTCGGCGCGCAACTGTTTGTAGAGCAGCCCGTGCGCTTTGGTTTTTGTCATCTCGCGCACCGGGCAGCGCCAAATTGTGACGCGCGAATGGAAGTCAAAACCTGCGTTCGTATGCGCGTAAATCAGGCCGCCGGGGAAGTCGCGCAAGCCAGCTGAGCCGCGCTGATTTTTGTAATACACCAGATCTTTGCAGTGTACGACCACGATGCGGCCTGGACGCATGATGCGATACAGTTCCTGCACCATGTAATCGTAGTGCTCGAAAAACTCTTCATCGCTCGCACTGTTGCCCATGTCGGCTTCGGAATCGTTGTAGATATAGAGCCCTGAAAACGGCGGCGAGTAGATTGAAAAGTCAATACTGTTGCTCGGAAGCTGGCGCAGCACGTCAACACAATCGCCGTGATATGCGGCCCACGTATCACCGTGCGCGTCGTTCAAACAGCGGACATTAGCCATTGCGGAACCTTCCCGTTGTGCATTGGGTTGTATAAAATCTTGACAGACGATGCTTTTGCAATACCACGACGCATGGCATCGCGCATCGCCGTTTTCATGCTGTCGTGGTCGTTAGCCTTGCGGTTGATCACCGTGCCAATTGAGTCCTCGCCAACAGCGACGACGATATGCACTTCGACGTTGCGTTGCTGGCCGAAGCGCCAAAACCTGCGCACTGCCTGATACCAGGACTCATAGGAAAACGATCGCCCGACGAAGGCGGTATGCGCGCAGTGTTGCCAGTTCAAACCGAACCCGCAAATCGACGGTTTGGTGATCAGGACGCGCGCGGAGCCATCGGCGAACGAGTCAAGATTCCGCTCCTTCGTCTCGATCGGCATTGACCCGCGCACCTCGACGACGTTCGGCGTGTTGCCGAGTGCCTTGCGCGTGGCGTCGGCTTCATAATCGGTATCGACCCAAAGCACCCAGGGCTCGGCGTTGCTCATCGCCAGATCCGCCGCAACG